CAATAACCCTAAAGCAGGTCGTGAGTACTTGAGTTCTCGCTATGTGTTTAACCAAACTGAGCTAGGTGAGATTAACGCTGCCCTTTCTACTGGTGATCTTTCAAAGCTGAGCCAATCTACTCGTCGCAGTATTGCCAATGTTCAAAAGGGTTTTGGTAACAAACTGACTACTGCTGAGATTCTTCAAAAGCAAGCAGGGCTCTATTTCGATGGCGTAATGCCTCCTGTGTTCCGCGAGAACGCTTTCAAAATTGATAAAGCTACTCGTGTTGCTGTAGCAGGTGGCGGGACTCGCCCTGTAGATGCAAGCATTGTCATTACTCCAGGTAATCACGAGCACTCAAGGCGGCCTGGTGGCTCTGGTAACAACGCTGTTGATTTCACTATTGTTCGCCAAAGTAATCAGACTTCTAACCCAGTTCCTGCCCCATTCAGCGGCACTATTGTCAGCGCTCGTAGAGAGGGTGGTTTTGGTTTAACAATGGTGATCAGAGCTGATGCTGACGGCCCTGGTTACAACAAAGGTGATCTTGTTCGTCTTGCTCATTTAGCTGCTCTTTATTACAGCCCAGGTCAACGCATCCGTCGTGGTATGCCAATTGGTAAGAGTGGTGACAGCTCTCCTCACGACAGCCGCCCTGGATATTCAGGTACTGGTGCAGGGGATCCTGGTCACGTTCACATTCAGCTTTACCGTCCTGGAGGCGCTGATCAGCGGTATCAATACGGTCAAGAGACTCAAAATAGCTTTGTAAGAAAGTCGTATCTACCTTTGTTCCGACGTTCTTCGTAACAATTTCTAGTTATATCCATTATTTTGGAGGAAGCGCCCTTAGTTGCTCTTCCTTCAAATGCCTTATATCCCCACTCGTAGCGGCCAATCTGTCTTTATTGAAGATCCTCAAGAAGCTCAACAGCGGTATCAGCAAGAGTGGGGCGGTGCTGCTCCCAAACCTCAAGCAGGTACTGCACCTAAGCCTCAACCTAAAGCAAAACCTCAAGCTCAACCTAAACGTGGATTTGATCTACGTCAGTTTGTGCAGGAGAAGGGATCTCAAATTCTTCAATCCCATCCTGTAATTCAACTAATTAAAGCTGCTGGACGTGTTCCAGTGCCGTTTGGTGGCGGTAAAACTATTGGTCAAGAGGCACCTCGAGTAGCAGCAGATATTGGTCGTCAAATCGTAAACGCTCCTGCAGCAGCTATTGAGCAGATTGGAGCTGTAACTCAAGGTATTGATCTTGGTGCTGCTTTGGCTGGTGGTGGCTCTGTAGGGGCCATGGCTGAGACTGATCCTGCACTTGTACAACAACGGTCTAAGAACGCTGAAGCAGCCATTGAAGCCCTTCAAAGGACTGGTAGGGACCCTCAGGGTTTCAGCTATGGCATCAAACCCTCTGTGCCTATTGCTGGTCCTTTGTTTAGTGAAGACAGCGAGTTTGTAAAGAAGAATATCAAACCAAAGACTGCTCTTGGTCAACTGACCTCTAGCGTTGGTGCTGCTTTGTTGTTTGATGTTGGTGTCAACAAGCTTACGAAAGCTCCGTCTCTTGCTGGTAAAACTATCGAGACTGCTGACAAGCTTTCTGACATTTGGAAGAACAAAGACCTAGCTGCTGGTGCTCGGGTCATGGCGTCTTATCTCGTTAAAGACGTACTACCTGAGAGCCTTCAAGATGCAATGTTCTTTATGCCTCAGCCTCCTGCAGCAATGCAGAAGCAGCTTGATGACATTCAGAAACTCCAAACACCTGAAGAGCGTATTCGTGCTGCTGAGGCTCTGAGAGCTACCAATCCTGACCAGTTCAACTACGCCTTTGAACAACTCAAAAACACAGGTGTAGGCGCTGCAGCTACTACTGGTCTTCGTGGTACGTTCTACCTTGCCAATCGGTTCCTCAGTAAAGCCACCAGTGGTATCCCTGCCAATCAAGCGATGGAAGAGGCCACTCAAGAGGCTCTTCCGCTGATCCGGCAAGAAGTAGAAGCAGAGGGTATTAAGAAGGCTTCTGAGACCATTGAAGACCGCTTAGGTACCGTTACGGCTGATCTGTATAAGAAGATCGATGAGAACGTAGCTCAGATTGCTTTTGGTGCTCGAGCTGGTGGTGAGTCGTTCCTGAAGAAGCAACAAGAGATCATTCCTGATCTTCAACGGCTGCAAGAGGAGCTCAAAGTTGTGCCTGAAATTGGTACAGAACGAGTTACTACTGAAGCTCAAATTGAAGCGTTGCAAAAGAGTTTGGGTGTTAAAACACCTGATCAAATTGCAGCTAAACAACAGATGCTTGAAGAGCGTCTAGCTGCTTATGAGGCTGCTTCTGCTGCTGACCCTGATTGGATCAATAAGTCAACTGGAAAAGGTAAGAGGGCTAGCAAAAACAGCACCAAGCTTCGTATGGCTTCTGAGGCTGCTGAACGGCTTCAAGAGCTTCAACTACTGCAAACCAAGCTTCAAGAGCTAGACAACGTTGATCTTGAACGGGTAGCAAAAATGTCTGCCCTTGAGTCAAAAGTTGTTGAGGGTCAAACAGCTTCTATTGCTTTTAACAACTCTCTTCGTGATGCTCGTATTTTGATTGACAAGCTGGATGAGCTGAACGCAGAACGTATTGGGTATCTAGAAAGCCGTAACCGTATCTTGTTCAATCAAAACCGTCTTGATGAGATTGATACTGATTACAGCCTTAAAGACGCTTTTGGACAAGCTTACGGTGAGCTCAAAGACATTTTGAACGCAGGTGAAGCGGCTGTTGTAAGCAACAACGTCAATCCTCAGTTTGTTCAAATGTTTGTGAATCGTGTTGATGAGATTCACAACAAAGTTATTGATAATGGTGGTTTGGCTCCTGTTATCCCTGAGATTCCTGAAGAGTTGGCTGAAAGCGCTGTTCAAGGTATTGATGTACCTGAACAAACTCTTCTGACTCCTCGAGCTGCTGCTCCTGTCGTTAATGAGGTACCTGTTACCAAAACTGATGAAGGGGAGATTGTTGTCGATGTTGATACCCTTGGTGAGCGTCAAGCCCTGAGGGAGATGCGTCCTGGAGATGATGTAGCTACGTCTCCTGAAGAAGTTATTCGAGAGGTCAAGCGGGACTTTGGTGTTGATCAAGATCCTACTGAGACTCTTGAAACTCTTAATGAGTTCACTGCTGGTTATGAAAAGGCTCTTAAAGAGCAGCGTCGTTTGATCGAGAAAACTGGTGATGAAGACATTGCTGAAAAAGCTTTTGAGATCTTTAACACCAACGCAACTAAATACACTTCTAGTTTTGAAAACGCTGCTGCAGTGAAATCACTGTTTGACAGCTTTAATCGTCAAAAGATCCTGCCTCAGCAATACAATATTGCCTTTAAAAAACTTGCAGAGTTTCTTGGTGGCGACTCTCGCATCAATCAACTTGCAACATTTGTTCAAGCTGAAGAGTTTGGTAAAGACGTTCAAAAGAACCTAAATTTAATTATGGTGACCACTTCAATGCTGGACACCAACGCTTCTAACGCCTTCAAAGCCTCTCGTAATCTTAGGAAGATTATGAACGGTGAAGAAATTGAAGGTCTTGACCGTATCACTGCTCTTGAATCGTTTCAAAAGAACTTTGGTGTATTTTTGGCTAACTCCAGGGCTTTGAACGAAATGATGTATGGCGTTGGTAACGCTTTGCGTCTGTTCAGTGTTCGTAACCGTCTTCAGTTTGGTGACGCTAAAACACTGTTTGGTAATTTCAACCAACAACTAGCCAGCTTTGGTGATTCTGAAGCTTTTGCTAATCAGCTTGCTGATAAAACCAAAGCAGCTCGTGAGGAGTTTGAACAGCACTACGGTCCTCTTCTCGACAAGATCCGTAAAGGTGAAGAGCTGGATCAAGAAGAAATGGCTGGTATTGAGAACCTCGTAGAGCGTATCTATGAGGCTCAAGGTGATGTGACGAAGATGAAGGAGCTTGAGGTTACGGCTGATGCAGTGTTGGCTCGTATTCAAATCAACTCTCCTCTTAGTAACCCTGCAACGGTTTTCTCGATTCCTCTGCAAGGTGTTCCTGATACCGCTCTTGAGTTGACGGGGCAAACAATTGCTGGAACTATTTCAGGAGTACAAGCTAAATTTGCAGGTAAAACTGAATTAGCTAAAGAAAACCTTGGTGAAGCTCGTATTGCTGCTGATACGTTGCTCCAGACAAGGTTTGTTATTGGTGAAGCTCTTGAAGCCACCTATAACCGTTTTGTGTTTGGTAAAGCTATTACCGACCCTGACCAAGCTGCAGATGCTGCTTATGAGCTTCGTCGTAGTGGTGGTCTTCGTAGGGAAGAAGCTATTGCTGAAGATCTAGCTCAAACTCGTATCAAGTCTCCGTTCTTTAATTACGTCCTTGAGCGTGGTGAAGGTGACGATCAATTGTTTGACACCATCAATAAAGCTCGAGTACTGACCAAGGTATTCCACGACTATTTCATTCCTGGTGAGGCTTGGACTAAACGCAGCAAATTAGGTCAAGCTATTGGACTTCCTACAACTGCTCTACGTGGAATGGGGCTTGGAAAGAAGAGCTATTACCCAGGTGGTGAAAACGTAAACCTTGGAGTGTTCTCTCAACTTTCTGCTACGGCTGATGAGTTTTCTACTGCTCTCTTTGCCAACGCTCACGTCAGGGCTCTTGTTAACAAAGAGGTTGACGATCAAATTGCTGCTGGTTTGATTAACCGAGAAGACCGGGCCACTGAAATTAGCAACCGTCTCAACAAAGAAATGTCTGAGATGTATCGACCAGTCAAAGTTGGTTTTGATCAGAAAACTGTTGGTTACTCAGTTCTTGATAATCAAATCCTTCAACTAACTCGCGCTGTAAACCTTACAGAAGAGTTGACTGGACCTCTTTCTGATATTGCTGATGCTGTTAACGCAATGAGAAACGCTAAACACCCAGTTGTTCGGGCGTTTGGTCGTGATGTGTTCCCGTTCCTTACCTCGCCTATTAACGGCATTAAACGTGCTGTTCAATACGCAATGGGAGGTGAGTTCATTCAGTTTGGTTCTGATGTAACTCGACTTGGAGCTCAAGCTGGTGTTAAAGCGCTTCCAGATGAAATCTCAAATCTGCTTCCTCCCAAGTTCCGTCAAGACATTATTGATTTTGAAAGTAAGTATTTCCACAACGATCCAAAAATTCGTATTCGAGCTCAAGGTTCCTTGGCTTTAGCAACAGGTCTTACAGCTCTTACTTGGTTCCTTGTTCGAGATGGTAATCAAGACATTACTGGTGGTCTTGAAAACACTTATCGAGAAGCTGAAGGAGCTCGTGATCCGTACACCTGGAAGGTTGGTGGAATGATGCTTCCGTATCGTTACCTTCCCACTATTGGAAACGTTATTGCGTTTAACGCTTCTATTCGAGACCTTCAAGAGTTTGCACCTGGAAGGGATACCAGTGGAGCGTTTGCTCTTGCTATTGCTTCTTTTGCAAACACTATTCTTGAAACCCCTGCCATTGCTGGTTTTGATCGCATTATTAAAGCCCTTACTTCTGCAGGTACAGGTGATGTATCTCGGATGCAAAAGCTGATTGCTGACTCTGTAGCCAAGGTTGGTGATCCATACCTCAACCTCAGAAAAGTCATCATGCAGGGTTTTGATCCTCGTAAACCTGCTTCTCCTGTGACTCGTTTTGCTGGTAAGCAAGCGTATCAAACTGGCAAGTTGGGTGAGAAAGGTATCACGATGGCTGACATTAGTAACAGCATTCTTGATTCAGCGTTTGGATCCTTTGGTATTGCCACTGAATACAGCCCTGTAGGCGTTCTTGCTGATGCTTTGGTATCTGTTATTAGAAACGAACCTGATTACCGTACAGCGTCTCGTAAAGCCCTTTGGTATGGCAAACCAGGAGCTACGGTCAACGCTAATCACGCTGGTAAGTGGTATCCCCTACAAGCCATCCTTGGTCGTTACTGGTTGTTCCCCGACAAGCTCGAGACAGATCCTGTGGCAAGGGAAATGGTTTACAACCTAAACCCTGGTCCTCGTAAAACTTTGTTTAGCTCTGATGGAGTTGGTATCAATGAAGCTGAACTCAATAACTTTAATCATTTCTTTAACTCTGAATTTGAGTTTTACGATGACACTTTTAAAAAGGAATACAAAGGTGTTCATAGCTACTTCAAAGACCTTGTAACCAGCAAGCTCTACACCCAGTACCCTGGAGTTGATTCTCCTTATCGCATCGGTCCTATGGGTCTTGTTCAAGATCCAAATTGGGGTCGAGAAGATAATATGCGTCGGGTGATTCTTAAAAACGAAACAGATAGACTCATTAGTATCGCCAAGGAGCAATTCTTAAATGGCAATCTTCCCGGTCAACGCTACAAAGCTTCACCTGAATTGAAACAAATGGTCCTTAACAATCGTCTGACCGGAGGTATGCAGTAATGGCTTACGCATCAATCACTTATACCAGTGCTTCTGGTACCACGTTTGCTCTTACTAACAGCAGCGGTAATGCTATTGAGTACCTGAGACAAGCTGACATTTTTGTATATGTTAATGGAGTTTTAAAAACTCTTACTACTGATTACACTTTCAACACTGCTGGAACTGCCATTGTTCTTAACACTGCAGTAACTAGTGCCACTGTTCTTATTCAAAGAACTACTGGCATTGACGACAACGTAGTTGTTTACACGGCTGGCTCAACTCTTACAGCAGCAGACCTTAATAATGCCTCTAACCAAAACCTTTACGCTCTTCAAGAGTTTCGAGATACTTACGGAGCTCTTCTTGGTGGAGGTGGTGATCTAAGTGATCAAGCAGCCATTATTGGTTCTGGTGAAACTTGGTCTTCAAACAACTCTCAATGGGCTACTACTGCTGCCACTGATGGGCGTATTGACAGCAAAATTGATACTGCTTTAACGACTGATGTTGTTGCTGGTACTGATATCAGCATTACTGACAACAGTCCTAGCAGTGGTCAAATTACCATTGCTCATAACGTTGCTGGTGCCAACACTACCGTCAACAACAGTGATGGGACTGTCCTTCAAGACATTACAGTAACGGCTCAAGGTCACGTTACCTCTGTTGGCTCTTACAACCTTGATAATCGTTATTACACCGAAACAGAACTTGATAACGGTCAACTTGATACTCGTTATTACACAGAAACAGAAGCTGATAACCGTTTTGTAAACGTTACTGGTGCTGAATCTATTGATGGTGTAAAAACGTTTACTAGTAGTCCTATTGTTCCGACACCTACAACGGATTATCAAGCAGCAACTAAAGTTTATGTTGATGCTAATTTTTGGAACAAAACTTCAGAAACTATTGATGGCACTGAAGCTTGGGTAAGTAATAACACTACTGTTCCAACTACTCAAGCTGTTAACGGTCGAATTATTGATTTACTTAACGACATTGGTTCTTACGTTGTTGTAGCTACTGAAGTTACATTTCCTAATGGAGGTGTAGTAGATGGTGGTGGTGCTCCTGATGCTGATGTTCTTGTTGAAGTTACTGATGCCTCCGGTCTTGCCTGGACTAGTGGTACCTCAACTAACGCAACAACTTCTGGTGGTACTGCAGTAACAATTACTGGAATTACTGGTACTGGCCCACTTAATTCGGGTGGTATGCAGGTGCTATCTACAAGCACTCTTCATACTTATACCTTTGTTAAATGGACATTAACTTCTAGCGTTGCTCAGACTATTTCTGACAACATTACTGAAATTCTTCAAGCAGATGATAACGCTGCTGCAGCAGCTGCTTCTGCTTCTGCTGCTGCTACTTCTGCCTCTAACGCTGCTACTTCTGCCTCTAACGCTGCTACAAGCGCTTCTAACGCTGCCACTTCAGCCACTAATGCAGCTAACAGCGCTACAACAGCACAAAGCGCAGCTGCAACTCTTCTTGGTCTTGGTTATTTAGCTGATTGGGGTTTGGTTGTTGATGCAGTAGCCACCAGTTCTGATTACGGTAGTCTTTAATTAAAGGAGCTTTTCGCTAATGTCCACTCAAATTCAACGTCGTCGCGGTACTACTGCTCAACACGCTTCGTTTACTGGAGTTGTTGGCGAAACTACTATTGATACTGATAAAGATACAGTTGTAGTCCACGACGGCACGACTGTTGGTGGTCATCCACTAATGCGGGAGAACGGCTCTAACAGTGCCCTTGCCCTTGGTTCTGCTGGCACGCCCAGCCTGAAGTTCACCGGCGATACCAACACCGGCATTTACTCCCCCGGCGCA